ATAAACTTGACCCTTTACGCCAGAAAACAGATTTGTTAGTACCGGGTGAACCACCATACCTGACCATCACATTTTGACCTGCTTGCTTGGTGTTAAACGCTGTGTCAACACTTTGAATTGAAAAAGCATACTCAAGCTCACCAAGTGGATGTCGCTGAATGTAATACGTCTGAGGAAAATCAGCTTTCATGGTTCCTTTAGGCAGGATCTTATAACGAATTGACCCTCGCCAACCAGAAAATGCATATGTTACCCAGTGTAACAATACAGTATTACAATAATTGTATGGTACAGCTGCGATTGTCGAATCAATAGCGCCTGACACATTACCACGTAAAAATGGAAATGATGAAAAGCGCCCTTGAACTGCCGCTGCTTCAGCGTCCCCAAAAGGTAATTGGTTCCAGCAATTGTATCGTTTCAAAACAGTACGAAATGATGATATTGCTTCACCGGTGAAAACCTGATTAATATCACTTAAATCAGATTTAGAAATACCAAGTTTATCTGCTACCTCATGTTGAGGTGCACTGGGTTCGCTAGTGTTCTGAGACTCTGGGACTACTGTCTCTTCACCAGATTGAGGCGCGAACTTTTCAACGAGCGTATAAGTCGCACGCTCCTTCAAAGATGCACGCTTTGGCAATGCAGGTGGCAATTCTGGAAGATTGCGTAAACGTGTTGCAGCAAGATACATGTCTCGCTTAGCGTTCAAATTCTCCTCCGATGCAACACCAGACCCAAATGTGAAATACTGAAAATGGTCATCAGGCACAAACACTTCAAAATCATCTCCCATTGAAACATAGACATTAACTTCAATGTCATTGTTAACGGTTGAATTCGGTGTTGTTAATTCATTGACAACGTACACACCAACGACACCATTGCCTTGTTCTTTAGAAGCATATGGTGTCGTTGAATACAGTTGTGTAACGCTTTCAGCACCAGGCAAATGGTGTGTCAAAAGAGTTGTCTCTTGTCCATTTGCTATTTCCACAGTAAAATCTGTCTCATCCGCAATGTCCACAACCTTAATATAATTGGTATTATATTCGTTAGAAGCCAACCAATTCGGATCATAAACTATCTTGATCCTCCCTTTATGAAATGCTGAACAAACTATTTGAAATCGAAATCTCATAGAGCCTGTCCAATATTTAAAAGGTAACGCAGCCATAGCACATGCTGGGAAGTGAAACGATACTGGAGGACCTGCATTCTCAGCCCAAATCACTGGGTCAATGCGTGCATTCCATAATAACGTTTCGGGTGCAGTTCCAATTGCCCATGAAAAAGTTGTCAAATATGATTCACGTTTGGCAATTTCTTTAATGTTCAACGGATCTACACCTCCTAATCCAGCAATACGCGGGTCAATGGATAATTCTTGTTTATCATCCACTGTCATCTTTGTTGGTCCATCAGCGACATTCGTGACAGCCAACGCAGAAGCGATGTGTGGTTTGTAAGGTTCTGGATTTTTAGTGACGATTGGCCGACAATAACCAAACATCTTGGCAATGTTAGCAGTTGCATTAGCAGCAATGTTTGTTGCTGATGCAAAAGGTGCTATATATGGAACGTTGCTCAAAGAAGCAGCAACTTTAGCAATTGCTGTTGCTGGTCCAGAAATAACACCTTTGCTATTTGCCTCATCCACTTCATTACCAGATTGTGGTTCAAAACCTGTTTGAGGCGAAAGAGTTGTCGTTTCCCGAGACGTCAAAACACTCATATCGACGTCTTCTGCCCATGCAAAAACAGACACAGTAACTAAATCACTAGCTCCATTTGCATGTTTCAATTCATTCAAACCACGAAAATATAATCGACCTAATTGATCCCACTGATTATCAGGTATCGATATATAATTATAGTAATTGAACATGGGAAGTTTCATCTCTCCTCCTTGTGAAGTGGTTGGATCCAAAAAGATATGGGGTTGCTGACTTGCCTGCACCAAATCTTCTCGGATCAAAGACGCATTGCTAGACAATGTGTCAAACACATTGAATGGTAAATAAGATACAAGTGCGCGTCCATATTGAAACCCATTGCCGTTAATAACGACCTTAACTTTCAAATTACACTTTAACAAATGAAAATTGGCTATACGATTAGCAACTCTAGGGTTCTCCCAATAAAGGGACCAAGGGTCAATATCAAAACCAAGAACCGTGGAAGTAGCCCACTCCTCTTCAGCAATTTTAATTGGGCGAGTAAAGAAATTCTCTAATCTCGCGTCATTAGAATCTTGTAAAGATCGAGTAGGATCCATAGTATTATCAACATCATACAAATACGGGTCAATCTGATCACCAAATGAAACATTCTCATAGGACGATTTACCAGACATTCGCATGATATTATTATCATCTGTTGTACCTGATTGCGGTTCAAAACCAGAATGGGCTTCAAAGCAACATTGACAATGTTTACCATAATAGCCGCAGGAGACACAATAATTAGCGCCAAGCCACTCATCTTGTCTCTCATAAATCGTGTGCAAATCCTTGCTCGATTTAACATCCTTGAACCAATTCGGGGACGATTTATATTTACATCGCTTCGTCTCCATAGCGATTGTTTTATTAGTTTTACAAGTTTTAGTAAGTACAATATACATCTAAAGGGTACACTCAAACCACAATAGGCGTCATCTTTTGTTTGGTAGTCAACCTCCCCTAAATAGGGGTATCGCACGGGGGCGACACTAATGTGTGCTAAGCCTATATACAAAAATACAAAATATGAAAAACATCAATATACATGGTAACCATAAACACACAGCACTCTTCAACTATATACAAAAACCCCATGGTACAAACGGGGCGATCTTATTAAGGAAATTTCGAAACCTACAAATCGGAAAACACTTCTGGTGGTAACGTATAAAAATTGTCAACATCACCATGGTATTTTGCTTTCCATAATTCCACCCTTTCGTCAAAATTTACGTCTAATTCGGTACAAAGGTGGTTAATTCCCGTACGAGCAGCAACCTCAGACAACTGGGCGCGACGTAACTCGTATTTTTCACGTCCGTGATTAAACCATTCACGTAACGAGGTGTCTATGTTTTGAGCACAAGCATGTTCCTCTGTAAGAGGAGAAGACTTGTCTCTAACATAACAGTGCAACATTTTGAAACATGATTTCTCAGCTAGTGCGCCAACATGCACGCCAAGTTCAGGAATTAACTTACTACTCCTCTTGAGAAATTCAAATTCTTCTGGCGGTAGAAAATCCAATAGTTCTCCCGTCTTATTTGGCATAGTATATGTCTGACCATAACCAGACAAAAACTCTGATGCACCCTTTATCGTAAACTTATCAATCTCATGGCTCACAGATCCAATATTATCGTCTCCATAGGTCATTAATTTGACAAATTCGCGAAATTTCTTTCTGGTTGCAAAATCTGCAGCTGGATAAACTTGATAAAAATAACATCTCAAGTTCAAACTACCACAAATACCATTAAGAATTGTCGTTAAAGAGTTGCCACTAATATGTGATCCCACGATCAATCCGATCAGATCACCATTGAATGCAATGATGGCATAAACGACATCTCCAGTCATAGCACGCATACTTGTGATTGCATCTGGGGGGTAAAGCTTCAAACCTGTTGCACATTCGATCAAAACTTTAAGTGCCGCGAAAAGTACTTGCGACGAAAGTTTTTGATCATATGCTTTATAATCACCACCCATCAAACGGTCTAAACCGAAATGTGTTATATGTTCGTACAACTCGTTCCACTCAGGCCCATGACTGTTAATTCCTACTGCACATTCAGAAATTTTGGGATTAAACATTAACACGCGCAAAATTGGTAAAAAATATCTGCGAATCAAAAACGTTAATGCTATTGGGTTACCAAAGAATATTCTACATTTCTTCTTTGATAAAACTTCATCCTTTTTGCACGCTTTTGCTATTGTGTAAGCTCGTTCACCACGTTTATAACATGCTTCACATCGTGCAATTTCATCCCTAATTTCTTTGCTGAGAACCCTATTATTTGGTCTCTCTTCTGTCGGTTCCAATTCAGTAACATATTTACGTTTTGGTCCTCGCAATGGGTAACCGATTGACGTGTTAAGTGGTATGGCATCTAGGAATTTCTTCCCCGGAACACCACACAAATTTTCCTCATCAGTCAACGGTCGTGTGTCTTTCCAAAGATCACTTTTAAACAATGGCAAAAGATCCTCCTTATAATCCTTTATTGCTGTCATAAGCAACTGAGGATCATATTGTTGCGCAGGCTCTGCCATGCTCGACAAACACTCCTGCCATCCAAAATACTGTGGCTCTTCAACAGGAGGTCCGTACACATTCGGAGCTCCCATAACATCTGATACGTGTTTGCTAATTTTTGTGGTTTTAACATTTGACCTAAACGTTGACATGCCTGGACAATTCCCATAGTATTCTATTTGAGACCCGTCGGGCATGTAATTCAATGGACTCTTGGGATGTAATTCCGTGTCCGTCAAAACGTTCACACCCAAGATTTGCGTCTCGAACTGTTCAGCACTTCCTGAAATCAACACACCATCGATATCGTTCAAAATGTTGATTGCCCTATCGATTTCATCCTTGTACAAAATACCAGCACATCCACGTGGTGTGCCAGCCATTCCGCCAAGGTGAACTCCAAGTATCAAAGGTTTGCGCTTTGCTACAAGTACAGCACCACACAAACCCTTGAAAGTGTGCATTGTTAACGATTTGTATTTTAAACCAACAAAATCAGCAACGCCATTTCCCGTTAAACCGACATCTGCAAGACCACTAGCATCAACAATGCTGCCATCCTGATC